AATAGGCTCTCCTGACCGACTGGACGCCCTTGTGTGGGCCATAACAGACCTATCCCTCAACGGCTACAGCAAGCCTAAACTTGCCCTTGTCTACAGTAGTTCCAAGGGTCTCCTCAATAGATAACATGGAAACCTTTAGTCATGGTCAAGAATCTCTCTGAAGCAGATGCCAAGTCTGTTCTAGGTGTTGCGGGTCAGAATACTCGTAACGGACAAATTAGAGCAGACGAGTTCCTCCCAGAACTTCGTGGTAAGAAAGCTGTACGGAAATACAGAGAGATGCGGGACAACGATAGTACCATTGGTGCTGTCATGTATTCTGTTGAGCAAATCCTTCGGGATGTTGACTTGCATGTTAAGCCTGCTGACGAGAGTGATGCAGCTAAACGTGAGGCCAAGTTCGTAGAAGAAGTCCTACACGACATGGACCACACACTTGATGACCACGTTGCTGAGGCCCTGTCCTTTCTGTCGTATGGGTTTGCTTGGTTCGAGGTGGTGTACAAGCGTAGGGTAGGCCCCACAGCCCGTAGTGACAAGAGACACTCTAAGTATACTGATGGTCGTATCGGTGTCCGTAAGATCGCCGTCCGTGCGCCTTGGACTATCAGCAAGTTTGATGTTGACCAGCGTAGCGGTGATGTACTTGGTATTGAACAAGATGTAGGTGGCTTCAACAATGAAAACCGTATCCCAGTCAACAAGTCGCTGTACTACCGCACCACAAGTCTCAATGGTGACCCCTCTGGTCGTTCTATCCTTCGCAATGCTTATACTTCTTATGAGTATCTGAATAACCTTCAGTCCATTGAAGCTATCGCTGTAGAACGTGAGCTTGCTGGTATCCCAGTTGCTCGTATTCCCTCTGAGTACCTGTCTGGTGATGCTTCTGCTGCACAGGCTGGGTTCGTAGGTAACTTGCAACAAATCCTTCGGGATGTCAAGTTCAACGAGCAGGGCTACATCATCCTTCCATCTGACACCTATCCAGATAAAGATGGTGCGCCAAGCAACATTCGTCTTGTTGACGTAGAGTTGATGTCGTCCAGTGGTACTCGTAACATTGATATTGATCCTATCGTCAAGCGTTACCAGCATGACATAGCCCGTTCAGTTCTTTCTGAGTTTCTTCTTCTTGGTTCTCAGGGTGGTTCCTACGCCTTGTCCAAGTCGAAGACAGACCTGTTCCTCCGTGCGCTTGAGTCTTACATTCAAGCTATCGTTGATGTTCTCAACAAACAGTTGGTCGAACGTCTTTGGCAGTTGAACGGTCTGAACTATGACCTAATGCCCCAGATCGTAGCTGGTGATGTTGCCCCACATGACTTGCGTGAGTTGTCCTCCTTCTTGCGTAACCTTAACGGTGCAAACATTGATGTCAGCGGCCACCCAGAGTTGGTGTCTGACCTTATGGCTATCGCTGAGTTGGACTATGATCCTGATGCTGGTGTGCAGACAGCCTCACCACCTAATGCGGAAGAGTAACAATGGCAAGTCTTTCTAATGCAGTCTTTGACAGCGGCCTGTCAACTCTGACGACTAACGGTACTCGCATCGACATCTGTACCACTGAACCTACGACATACGCAGAGGCTACCTCGACATACAGCCTTGGTAATGGTTCTATCACTACAGCCTCCCCCACAGACCGTGCTGGGGGTGGTCGTGAGGTTATAGTTGGTGCAGTGACTGACGCGGCTGTTACAGTGACTGGGACCGCATCCTTCTATGCTATTACTAATGGTTCTAACACACTGTACGCTACTGGCAGTTTGAGTACAACCCAGTCTGTTGCCAATGGCAATACCTTCTCTCTTGGTTCGTTTTCTATCGGTATCCCTGATCCTGCATAAAAGGGGGTTAGGTCATGGCGGCTTTAGAACCAATAGATATTCTTACTGGCCTACCTCAGTCTACATCTGTTGACGACACCCGTTTAACCGACAATAGTTATGCAATCGACTGGTACACATACTTCTACGCAACAGAAGTAAACCTGACACAGAGCCATAACCTGTCTGTTATCGCTATCCTGTCGGGTCAACCAGTTGTTTCTACTGTAGGGCTGATACAAAACTACAACATAGCAGCTAACGATGTTGAAGCCAGTTCTCCTGTGGTCTCCTCTACAGAACTAGTGGAAAACATCGGACTACTAGCTGATAGCTTTAGTGCAGGTCAACCAGCAGTTCCTCAAGCATCCCTCACGGAAGCTGAGAACTTACAGCCTGACAACACAGTAGCAGGAACACCAGCAGTTCAAGATGTCCCTATCTCTCAGAGATACACCCTTGTTGCTGCCAACATAGTCACCCGCCAATCCGAAGTTGAGGATGCTGTTGATCCTAACGCTATTATAGCTAGAGAAATAGAGGAACTACAACAAATGTTTGGTGGTTGGAACAGACGAATATACGAAGTGCCAGATGGCCGTCTCGTTCAAGCTGAACGTGAGATACAAGCTACCTTTGGGGATGTTGTCTCTATCGACAAGAAGGCCAAGAGCCTGCTCAAGTTTGGTAAGTCTGCTGAATTAACTAGCAATACCCTAGAAACTGTCTGGTCCTACGGTGGTAATGAGACTTACATCAGTGACAACCTGATCGACAGCATCTCTTCTTCTAACGCCGCTGACAACGAAGAGATATACCTTGAGTGTCACACTGTAACTGGCACTGGTACAGACCAGAAGTTCACGTTTATGACGCAAGTTGTAAGTCTAAACGGTCAGAACAGAGTTCCTTTGCCCAGTCCGGTAGCTCGTGTTTCTACAATCTACAACAACAATGGTATAGAGCTTCTTGGTTCAGTCTATGTCTACCAAGATACTCCCCTGACAAATGGCGTACCCCAAGATCGTACTAAGGTCCACGCACACATCGCTCAGGGCTTTCAACAGTCCTTTAAGGCTGCAACGACATTTAGTGACGGGGACTACTACATTCTTACTGGTGGCTTCGGGTCTGTGTCAAACAAACAGGCAGCAAGTGTAGACTTCTACCTTGAAGTTAGGTCCGCAGGTAAGGTTTTCCGTCAAGGTGCTGCCGTTAGTGCAAGTTCTACTGGTGGTTCTTGGGAAATCAATCTTGATCCCTGTATTATCATCCCCAAGAACTCGGACATACGGATTACTTGTGAAACTGCCACCCAAAATGCTGTCGTATTCGGTAGCTTCAAAGGGTACTTAGCAAAGGTTATTGGATAATGAAGGTCGGATCAAAAGTATCATGGAATAGCTCAGGTGGAACTGCCCGTGGTATTGTCCGTGAAATCATCCGTGATGGCAAGGTTCCCAACATCCCCGTCAAGATCACTGGCACAGAAGAAGAACCTGCTGCCCGTATTGAGATTACTGACGACGAAGGTAAGCCCACAGGCCAGATGGTAGGCCACAAGGTCTCTACACTCCGTAAGTGTTTTGATGTTGAGAAGGCACAATACGCCAATGACATCTTTACCACTGAGCAAGAGGCTGTAGCCCGTAGCTATGACATGGGTTTTGGTGGTGCTACTCATGTATCGACCTATAACGGACAGGCCGTTTATATGCCCGCTGACAGCCACGATGCCTATTTGGCATACTACGGTGCTGAAACGGACGAAGACGAGCCAGAGGCCCCTTCCAGCGAGCGTATGGAGCTTCTGAGGGTGGTAGTACAGGAGCTGCTGAAGGAAGACGTGACCAAAGCTGAATATCAGGGCAAGACAGTCTCTCTTAACAAGCCTCGTCGCATCGAAGGTGGCAACAAGAAGTTTGAGGTCTTCGTCCAAGACGGTGACAAGGTTAAGCGGGTTACTTTCGGTGATCCTAACATGCAGATCAGACGTGATAACCCTAAAGCTCGTGCCAATTTCCGCTCTAGGATGTCCTGCGATACAGCATCAGATAAAACCTCAGCCCGTTACTGGAGCTGTCGTATGTGGGAAGCGGATACATCAGTGAGTGACATGACTAAATCTAGCATTGAGGGTAAAATCCTTAAGGTCGATGATGAGCAGCGCATGGTGTTCGGATGGGCTTCTGTAGTAACCGAAGATGGTGAACCAGTGATCGACCGTCAAGGTGACATTATTGAAGCTGACACTCTGGTCAAGGCAGTAAACGAATTTATGGAGCATGTGCGGGTTGGTAAGGCCATGCACACAGGGGAACAAGTTGGTGTCGTTGTACACTCTCTCCCTATCACTAAAGAAATTGGTGAGGCTCTCGGTATCCACTCTAACCGTGAAGGATGGGTTGTTGCTTACAAAGTATTCGACGATTCTGTCTGGGAGCGTGTGAAAAGCGGTGAACTCGCAGCGTTTTCCATTGGTGGACGCGCTCAGAAACAGGAGATTTAACTTGCCTAACCTCCTTAAAAACTTGCAGCTTGAGGAACTCTCCTTGGTAGATAGACCTGCCAATGCACAGGCAATGGTGAGTCTCTTTAAGCGCGACAACTCAGAGGAATTTGAGAAAATGGATGAAGAAATGGAAGCTAAAGTTAAGGCTTACATGATGGAAAAAGAGTGTGGTCGTGGCGAAGCTATGAAAGCTCTCGGTTATGACATGGCTAAGGCAGATGAAGAAGCTGCTGAACCCACAGAAGTTGACACTCTGAAGGCTGATGTTGATCGCCTGCGCTCTGAGAATGAGCGTCTGCGCAAGGGTCTGCTGGACGAAGGCTACGTTATCTCTGCTGAAGCTATCGAAAAGAAAGCTCCTGTCGAGATGATTGAGGTTGGCGGTGTGTCGGTTGTTAAGTCCGATATCCCTGCGCCAGTCCTTAAGGCTCTGGAAGATGCAGAAGTTGCCAAGCAACAACACGAAATTGAGAAGGCTGACGTTGAACTGACTAAGATGGCTGGAGAAGCTCTCCCCCACTTTGATGTTGATGTTGCCAAGTCTCTGATGAAGTCTTTTGCAGAAGATGAAATTGTCACGCAGGCCCTTAAGGCTTGTGATGCCGCTCTCGCTGCTGCGATGCAAGAATTTGGTAAATCGGGTGTTAATGGTGATTTCACCAATGCTACCGACCAACTGGATGCAATGGTAAAGTCCTATATGGACGAGAACAACATGAAAAAGAGTGAGTTTGCTAAGGCATATGCTGCTGTAGCCAAGACCGAAAATGGTAAAGCTCTTATCAACAAATCCTA